CCCTATTGCTGGAACTCCAAAATTTAAAATTGTTTTAGCTATTTTTATAGCTTTTTTATTAACAGGTTTTTGACTTTCCATTCCTGCTTTAGCTTGTTTCATTGCAGTTTTGCTTTTAGCTTTTGGATTAGAACTTCCAGCTTTATACATGGGTCTCTTCATCATGCCGCCACCCATTTTTAAAGTACGAGAATTTTTTATTTTAGAATTTATTTCTTTTGCTTCTTCCATCATACCGCCATCCATTTTTTTACTTCGGATAACTGCAAAATCTTCTCCAGAAATTTTTCCGTCATTGTTTCCCATTTTATCAAGTTTGACTTGTCCACCTGATAATCCTTTTGCGCCTTTATTATAAAATCTTCTCATTATTTCATTACCTTTCCAAAACCTGCAACTGCTAATCCACCACCACGATAATTAGTTCTACCGCCGTTAGCACCTACAAATCTTTTTATTTTTTTAGAAGTTTTACCAGATAGTTCTGGCATTTTTTTATTTGGTTTTTCACCCTTTAGAGCAGTAGAGAAAGACTTACCATTATACATAAAAGTTTTCTTACCTTCTTTTCTAGCTTTAGCGAATGCTTGTCCTCTAGAACTCACTGCTGATCCAGTTGCTTTATTGAAAACACCTTTAGCGCCACTATCTGCACCGCCGCCTTTGCCTTCTTTTCTTTTTGCTTCGGCTGCTGTGTTACTAGCTATTTTTTTAGCAACGTCTTTTTTTGTATTTGTAGAATATTCTAGTTTACCTTTAGTGGTATCATCTCTAGTAGATTTAAAAGTTTTTTTACCAGCATCTTTTGCTTTTTTAAACTGCTCACCAAAAGTAGGTACAATTTTTTTTCTAATTCTGCTTAAGAAACCTTCTTTTTTAGGTGCTTCTGTTTTTTCTGTTTTAGGTGTAGATTTTTTATTTCCGCCACCGAATCTTTTAGCCATTATTTTTTTCTCGCTTTTCCGAAACCTGCAATTTGAATAGGTCCACCTGAACTTTTCATACTTCTAGCTCCACTTTTTTTATTTTTTAATTCTTTTAACATTTTTGTAAACTTGTCTTGTTTTGACATAGCACCAGATGGTTTTTTTATTTTTATTTTTTTTAATGGATCAGTCATTATTTTTTTCCTCCGTTTTTAAATATTTGTGTTCCTTTTATACCATAAATAGATGCTACAACAAGTATCCAAAGATTAGTAAACCATTTAGGAAGCTCTGAGAACATCTCAAAAAACAGTTTTACTTTGTCCATAGCGGTTGGATCGTCTGATACTACTGCCCAAGCCAGAATTGCTATGGGCAAACTTAAAATTATTAAAACTGCCTCGTCCTTCCAGTCTGATTGTCTGGCTTCTAAAAGTTTTCCTTGGTAAGCTTCAGTCCCATCGGCCATTTTTGATGCATGCATAAGCTGTGCGTCTGACATTGCCATTTTAGTCTTCTGCTTGTTAGCGTAAATTTTACTACCAGCAGAGACGGCTAATTTTATTGCCGAAAACCACATACTAATACCAGGTTACGTCTTTTTGTTTTCTTGCAGCACCAGTTCCTTTAACCGGATTAGTGTCGCCTTTAGCAATAAAGCTTTTTCCTCTAAAACTTTTCTCTGATCTAGGGTCAACCACTTTTTCTTGCTCTGGCATCGCTACTTTTTTGCCGCCTGTTTTGTAATTCATCATAATATACTCCTTTTATCTGTTTGGTTTCATGTTAGCAAGTGTTAATCTGTTTTCATTTGCTATTTCTTGCTTCTCAAGTGAAGTCTCAGCACGTAATTCAGCTAAATCTTCGTTCTGTTCAAGTTTTTCTTGGTTTAAACCTTGTGCTTGAAGTAGTTTTGCTCTTTCTAACTCTTGTTTAGAAGTTGCTTCTTCTTGTTTACGTTGATTCTCCATTGCTTTTAAATCTACTTCTCTAGATTTAAGTTTTAGTAACGGATCTGAATCATATTGTGATGTAATTTTCTTTTCTTCAATCATAAAGTCTTCAGTCATCTCTGCAATCAATACAGCTTTTCTTGCATCAATGTTTTGAGTCATCTCAGCCACTTGTTGTTGTGCTTGTGGGTTGACTGCTGCTTGTTGCGCCAATTGTTGAAGCTGTACAAGTTGTTCTCTGTATTCTAATTGAACTTGTTCTTGAGCCATCAAAGAAATATGTTCTAAAATATTCTTTTGTATCGCTGCCATGATTGGTGGATTATTTCTAACTAAATTAGTAGACATAAAATTCAAGTGAGCAGTAATATGCGCTCTATGATCTTGATTTGGAAATGCTTGAAACTTTTTGCCACCCATTGCATCAATGTGTTCTAGACTCGGATCTTTAGGTGCAGTTGGTGGAGGTGGTGGTAAAATTCTATCAATATCTTTTATACCTAATGCTTCGTACATTTTTCTATAAGCATTATATAGATTATGAATTTGAGGACTAGCCATTGCCATTTGCAATCCAGTTTGTGCTAAAGATATTCTCTGACTCATTGAGAATATATTAGGATCTGCTACAGGTAGTACATCTACCTTGTCATCAAAGTCAGTTACTTTAACATTCTTTTGTCCGCCAACAACATCGTAAGGATATTCTGGTGGTAAGTATGTTGCAAATACTTTTGCTAATAATTTAAATTCATTTCTTAATGCAGCATATAATCTTTTGTGGATTGCTGACATTACTCTTGAACCCCGTTCTAAAAGAGCTACAGTTGTACCAACAGCCGCCTGCTGGTTCCCATCACCAACTTGCATGTCAGCAATTGATGCGAATCTCTGTCCCGCTGCTACCACAGTTCCCATTAGCGCTAATAACGTTTGCGAGGGTTCTTTGTAAGGTAGAAATACGAATGCATCTTTTAAATTGCCACCTGGTGTATCTACATCTTTAAATTCACCTGGTTGTATTGGTGTAGCGTCATCTTTGACTCTAACTCCTCTTTGTTTAAATCCTGCTGGTAAATTAGATAAAGTTCCTGCGTCTAATAACTGACGAAGAGCCGAAGTTGCGGTACGACTTAATCCACCGATCATGTGTATCAATCCAAAACCATAAAACCCTAGTCCAGGTAAAAATTTAAAGTGGACAAAGTATTGAATCTTGTTTTTTAGTGTATCACTAGCAGCAAAGTTTCTTCTGATTGATAAAACTTTTTGACTAGATTCTTCTATTGTAACTACGTAAGGTAATTTTATTCCTGTCGGTTCACCATCTTCTCCAACATCTTCAAAACCTTCTAAATCTAAATTAACATGACATTCTAACAAAGTATAAAGCTGTTCTATTCTAGCTGATGTAGCAACACCTTCTATCTCACGTTCTTTGTCTGTAACTTTGTCTCCATCTGCTACTGATGTTGGTTTTGATAATTCTATGTCTGTGTAGAAACCATTTACTTGTTGTTTACGTAAATCGTTTTCAGAAAGTTTAATAACATGGATAACAGACTCGGCATCATCTAATGATGTTGCTGTGTAAGGTACAACTAGATCATCTGCTGGAATAAACTTAGATACTGCTCTGCCTAATAAATCATCGTAGTAAACTTTTTTAAATGTTGAACCTGCTAGAGGTAAATGAAATAACATTTGGTCAAATTCAGGTTCGTACTCTTTCATTTGATCCATTAACTGGTAATTCATAAAATCTTTTACTCTACCCGCTTGTTGTTCTTTTTGTGGATTTGAAACACCTAACATTTGTGTTCTAACCGGACCATCGCTGGGTAATAATTCTTTATAAGCTAATGCTTGAAACTGTGTAACTGCTTCTGCCAGAACGGGGTGAGTTGCACCTGATGCTCCTTGAAAAGGTTCGTTTCTATTATCGTATTTAAATCCTAAAAGATCTAAACCGTTAATATAAGATTGTTCCCAATCTTTTCTTGATGATTTGTAATCTGTGTAATCTCCTCTAAGTTTTGATCCGATTGGATCTAAAACATCTTCAGGTAAAATATCTGCTAGGTTATCGAAATGTGAATCTGAACCTGCTTGGTTCACGGCTCCTGGATCAAAGTCAATAGTTGCTCCACCATCTTCTTCTGGTATTACTTCTACGGGTTTTTGTGCCGTCTGTTCAGTAACATCGATTTCTTGTTCCTCACCTGGAACTTCTAATTCAGTACGAGTGTTGGGAAGAGACTTATCTATATCTGCCATATTTTTTATCCTGTATTGGTTTATCTTGTTTCTGTTCTTTAATCAACCCTTGAGAACTTGGTCCTTTCAAAGGTGGGATTTGGTCGAACTTAACATACTTCATGTTTTTTACAAGTGTTGGATT